TAGATTTACTTTAGGTTGGAGATACTTAGAAGACGGTATTCAACTTCTACCTTTTGTAGCAGGTTTGTTTGCAGTACCAGAATTATTATCAAGTTGGCGTAAAGGTGATGCAACTAGTAATGTTGAATATCATTATACAGGTGGAATGAAACAAATATGGCAAGGAATGAAAGATGTAGTCGTATCATGGAAAGATAGTATTCGTGGTGGATTTATTGGTTCGTTCATAGGACTATTACCAGGTCTTGGTGGCGCAATGGCAGATTGGTTGGCATATGGTTCAACCGTTGCATCTAATCCAAAAGAAAAGTTTGGACATGGAAATGTAAAAGGTGTTATTGGTGCAGAGGGTGCTAACAATTCACAGAAAGCATCTTCATTTATTCCAACGGTTTTATTTGGAATACCAGGAGCTCCATTTGCAGCTATTCTTATGGGATTATTTTTGTATCTAGGAATTGACTTAGGTTCACCAGATACATTTTTTGATGATAAATTATTTGATAGTATGGCGTTTGCATTCTTAGTAGGAACAATAATCACAGCATTGATTTGTTATGTATTAGCATATTACTCTTCTTACATTGCGAAACTTCCATACATTTATTACTTCCCTTTTATCATCGCAGTTATCATCTGGGCAACTTTACAATACACAGGTGGTTGGGAAGATTTAGCAGTTTTAATTATTTTTAGTGCAGTAGGTATTCTTGCAAAAGAATATAAGTTTTCCAGACCTGCATTACTAATAGGGTTTTTGTTAAGTGATCGTATATACAATTTAACTTATCAACTAACCTCTTTACATACAATACATGATTTAATAACAAGACCAATATTCATGTTTATTGTATTATCTATAATAACAATACTATATTGGTCTTTGACAAAAAGGAGTAAACTAGACTATGCTTAGAATCTTAATTGCGATGCTTTTCTTAACAACAGTTGCAAAAGCAGATTATAATCTAATCGTTCCTCAAAAACCATCTGGTGGTACATCTGTGTGGTCACAGATTGTTGTTCAAGAATGGGAAAAACATTTAGAGGAAAAAATAAACTTAATATACAAACCAGGTGCGAGAGATCAACTTGGGCCAAATGAATTTCAAAAGGAATTAAGATTTGATAATAAAACTATCTTAGTATCTCATGGTGGTAATGGTATATCCTATTTAATGGAACCTGTTCAGTATGATTACTTAGATTGGGAATCTATTGGACAAATGAATCTTAATATCATTGTTGGTGCAAACAAAACAGTGAAGACAGGTAAAGTATCTATCGCTGCGGGTTCAGGTATGACGCCAGAGATCATGGCAATTACACTATTATTGACAGGGCCTGATCAAGACCCTATCGAAGTGTTTAACAAAAACATCACTTGGGTAAAAGGAATGAAAGGGTCTGAAAGAAGACTTGCATTCATGCGTGGTGATTTAAACGCAACTAGAGAAAATCCAGCTGCATATAAAAAACATGTTATGCCTTTGATTGAAAAAGGTGTTGCATATACATGGTTTCATCATGGATTGTTAGATGTAAAAAGTGGACAACATGTTAATGACCCTAACTTTACAGAACCAACATTTGAAACATTGTATCAAGAAACTTGGGGTGTTGCACCATCAGGTGACTTTTACGATGCATACAAACTTGTTAAATCATGGAGAGACGCATTACAGAAAGCGTTTTGGGTAAACAAAGATAATCCAAATAAACAAAAACTTGTTGATGCTTTAAATAAGATGATTGCAGACCCAGAGTCTATGGCAAACATTGAAAAGAAAGTAGGGAAGTATGAATGGCGAACAGGTACAAATGGTGACGAAGCAGTAAAAACTTTGAAATCATTTATTACACCAACGGCATTAAAAACACTTACTGACTTTGGTAATCAACAGTTAGGATTTAACACTGTGTACAAAGAACAATTAACACAGTAATGTCTTACATTCTATTTACAGGGGCACCAGGTTCTAAGTGGAGTAGTGTCGTTAAAAATATCTATTGGTCAGAGGACATTGATCAAACAGATTATTCAGACGAAAGAACATACTATCACGATGCAGATACACCTGGTAAGAAACAACTTATGCACACAGGTGCATATTTTGACCCTGGTATGGAATTTGGAAATCAGCGAGATCAGTGGGATTTACCTTTCTCTGGCAAAGGGAAAAGGATTATTAAATCTCACTGCTTCGCATACAATTTAAAAGAATTAAAAAAATATAGACAACCTATTGTCATGGTATATAGAAATGATATAGAATGTTATGATTGGTGGAAACATTGTGGTGAGTTTAATATTACATATCCAAACTATGAATGGTATGAGAATTTAGAAAGTATGTTCGGGCATATTCAAGAACAAAATTTAGGGATTATGGAGTTTTGTAAAAACAATTGGAAAAGAATTAAAAGAGTAAATAATAATATAGAATTAGCAAAAGAATTAGAAATACAATATCTAGGTAAGGAACACAACTATAAGAAAAAGGATATTCAAGTATATGTCTATAAGTAATTGGGAAGAAGCAAAAGCAAAAAGTAATTACCATTTTAATAAATGGAAAACAGATACAGATAATATCGAACATCTAGGAAAGTTTACAGGCGATTGGTCTGAAGAGATCAAGAGTGCAATAAAAGATGTAGAAAAAATTAATTGGGGTAATAGAAGAGCAGCTGCAAATAGACCAAATGAAGATATTAAGTCTGAAGAGTATGATTTAATCAAGGCAGGTGCAGACCCTAAGATGACAATATACAGAGGTTTAACAGACTTTAGTAAATGTCCTACTATTCAAAAGATGATAGACTTCTTTGAATTAAAAGATGTAAAAGCAAAATTACATATTCAGTTTACAGGCGATGTATTGAATATGCATATAGATAAACTATATGATCTAGACGAAGACCCAAATAAAGTAATTAGAATTATGGTTATGTTAGAGGATTGGGAACCAGGTCAGTTTATAATGTATGGAAATAAAATGTTTGATCGTTGGAAAAAAGGCGATATTCATAAGTTTGATTGGATGAATATACCACATGCAACGGCAAACGCAAGTTTACATCCTAGACCTATGTTAGTAATAACAGGTGTAATGATAGATAAAACAAAAGAGATTATATCAACTCAATTAGATCATTGTCTAACTTAATCCAACAATTATGACAGATAACTTTAGATTTTTCAATCAATTTTGTAATCTCTTCTCTCGCTTCTGTGTTAATTCCTGTGACTTTAGACTTCTTTCTTATTTCAGCGTCATGTGGATGAAATTTCAAACAAATGGTTTCAGACTCCCCACATTGTTGACAAGACGACTTATCAAGATGTTTGTTTACCCAAGAAACTCTTTTAGAGTAATTTCTTCTGGCTACTTTCTTGATTGTCTCTTTGTATTTTTCATAATGAGTTTGCATTTTAAGTATTTATAAATACTAGGGCATATAAAAACAACATGTAGAAATGTTTATTTCTATAAATACAAGTATAAAAAGAGTATTATTCGAATAATATTACAATACTAACAAGGAGAACAACGATGGCATTTTTAGTATCACCTGGTGTACAGGTAAATGAAGTCGATTTAACAAATGTAGTTCCAGCTGTTGCAACATCTATTGGTGCTATCGCAGGTGCATTTGAAAAAGGTCCTGTTGGTTCTATACAGACAGTCACTTCAGAAGGTGATCTAGTTTCTAAGTTTGGAAAACCAAATTCTAATAACTTTGAAAACTGGTTAGCAGCTGCTAGTTTCCTACAATATGGAAACACACTAAGAATAGTAAGAGCAGAATCAGCTATTGTTAACGCAGGAGCAAACAGCGGAATATTAATTAGGGATGATGATCATTACGAACAATCATTCAGAGCAGGCCAAGGTGGACATGGTGAATGGGCTGCAAGATCAGCAGGAACATGGGGTAACTCAATAGGAGTTGCTATCTGTGCTACTGCAACAGCATACGAACAAGTTTTATCTGCCAGCAACTTAACAGTTGGCGAAGACGCAGTAGGCGCTACAACAATTGCAGTTGATGATGCAGATTTAGCTAACAACGTAATTAACGTTGGCGACATGATTTCTTTCTTTTCAGACTCAGCAGGTACAACACCTGTCACAGGCGAAATAGGAAACGAATACGAAGTAACTGCTATATCAACAAACGATTTAACAATAAGATTAAAAGATGACCCTAACGGTGCAGGTGTACAAAACATTATACCTGATAACTCATACATCAAAAGAAAATGGCGATTTGCTGATTTATTTGACAGAGCACCAGGTACATCACCTTACGCTACTGAAAATGGTAAAGGAACAGCAGACGAAATGCACATCGTAGTGTATGACACAACAGGAAGCATCACAGGATTTGATGTTGATGTTGCAGGTCAAAGAACAAAAGGAGTTCTTGAAACTTATGCAGCAGTGTCTAAACACCCAAGTGCAAAAACACCACAAGGTAATTCAAACTACTACCCAGATGTTATCTTTTCTCAATCAACAAACATATATTGGACTGATCACACATCATCAGGTACAAATTGGGGAACAGATATATCTACGGGCACAGCATTTACAGCAGTAGATTCACCAGTAGTTGATTCATTAACAGGTGGAACAGCTGACTACTCATTAACAAATGGGGAAATCTCAATCGCATACAATAAATTTGCAGACGCAGAAAATGTTGATGTCAACTTAATTATTGGTGGTTCTTCATCAATAGCAGCTGACACACAAGCAAACTATGACACACACGGTACAATGTTAATTGATATCGCTGCAGCTAGATTAGATTGTATGGTGTTTATATCACCATATAGAGCAGCGACAGTTGGAGTAGCAGACCCTGCAACTCAAGCAGTTAATGTTAAAAATGCAGCTGATACACTTCCAAGCTCATCTTACGCAGTATTAGATAGTGGATACAAATATATGTACGACAGATACAATGATGTTTACAGATATATACCACTTTCAGGTGATATTGCTGGACTATGTGCTAGAACAGATGACGTTGCTGATGTATTTTTCTCACCAGCAGGTTTCAATAGAGGAACAATCAGAGGTGCAGTTAAACTTTCATTTAATCCAAATCAATCACAAAGAGACGACTTATACGCAGCGAGAGTTAACCCAGTAGTTAATTTTCCAGGCCAAGGTGTCACCCTATTCGGTGATAAAACTGCCTTGACAACTCCAAGTTCATTTGATAGAATAAATGTTAGAAGACTGTTTATCGTTCTTGAAAAAGCGATTAGTACAGCATCTAAATTTCAATTGTTTGAATTTAACGATGCATTTACTAGAGCGCAATTCAAAAACTTGGTAGAGCCTTTTTTAAGAGACATACAAGGAAGAAGAGGAATTGACTCTTTCCAAGTTGTATGTGACGGAACAAATAACACAGGCGAAGTTGTTGATAGAAATGAATTTGTTGCAGATGTTTATGTTAAACCTGCAAGAAGTATCAACTTCATAACACTAAACTTTATAGCGACACGAACAGGTGTTGCCTTTAGTGAAGTAGGAGGAGCGTAATCATGGCAAACATAGATGACTTTAAAGCAAATCTAGCTGGTGGTGGTGCAAGACCTAATCAGTTTAGAGTGACTATTACACCACCTGCAGGTATCGCTACAGGATTAGATGTTAGAAACGCAAGTTTCTTAGCAAAGTCTTCAAA